GGTTAAGCTCTTTTTTTTTTTACATTTTTATTTTTAATCTGCTTGACTGCTTTTTCCAATTCCTCGGCAATAATCATTCTGGTAAAAAGATTTTTCTTGCCCCTGAAAATCTTTTTATAATCCGCCGAAAAAGTCTTGCCCTCGCTCTGAACTAATCCGCCGACATCGACATCAGAAAAAGGCTTGTATAAATTCCAGCCACCCTCAATCGGCGCGAACCCCTCTTTTTGCCTGACTTCGTTTATCATCATCCAGCCATTTTTCAAAGCGTTATCAAAAACCGCGAGCTTGGTTTCGACATTTTCCGGCGTCGGGTCGATAAAATCCAAAAAAAGATTTTCGCCGAAATCTTTGTAAGTCATCTCCTCGTTTATTTTCTCGAACAGTTCGGCAATCTCCGGCTTAATCGTTTCCGATAAGAAAATAAAAGTGGCTGTTTCAGCGTTCGCTCGGTTGACATCATCGGTAATAGCAATAATTGGTTTCGGCACGGCAAAGGCCGTCAAAATATCATCTCGAGTAAACTTCATACTCTCGATAAAATCCATTTCCTTTTGGGAAATCGAAATTTGCTGGTAATCCATTCCGCCTTCGAATAAAGCAACCTTGGATGTTTTCCCCAATCCTCGGTGGCGTTTTTCGAAGCTGTCTTTGAGTTCCGTCTTTTGTTCCGCCGTTAATTTCCTGTCAGTCTTCAAAACAGCGTCAGGCCGAGCGTTATTTAAGAAAAAATCTTTTTGATATTGCGAGGCAAAATTTTCCGTGTCTATTCTCGATTGAGCGGAAACAATCGGCGATGAGCCATAATACTCATCAAGAGGATTGACCCCCTTAAAATGGATTATGTCATCCGGCGCAAAAAATTCTTTCACGCCGTCCGCTTTGGTAAATTCGTAGCCCTTAATAAAAAGTGCGGGGTCTTTAACAATCGTCATAAAGTCTGGCCGTAAATTCCACAACTCCACAACTCTGCCCCCGCCGTTTCTAACTTTATACCAAAATGCGTCGCCCGATAATTTTTTGTTGATAATTGTTTTCTGTAAAAATTCCGTTTTAGTCTGAAACGGGTTAGGCTTGTAAATCAAATCAAGCAAGGGGTGGTTTAAAATTTCCTTGCGCTCGCCTTTTGTATTCTGAACTTGGTATAGCAAAAATTCCGTGGACGCCACTTTTTGCGCAATCTTAGAAACGCAAGCCATAACATACAAAGAGCGGTTGAATTGCTCCAACTGCGACGACTTCGACCACCGCCCCGAAGTCAACTTGGAAAGAAGTTCGAACCCTCCGAACTGCGCCCCGCTATCAAATGTTTTTTTCTTGAAAAAATTTTCTAAAAATCCCATAGCATTTAATGGTTTTTTATTTTTCTATATTATAGCACAAATTCTAAAAAAAGGTAATGGACGGCGCGGGGCGCTTCCTAATCTGCCAAGCAATGAACCTTGCAAACATCCGGTCATCGTGTTTTCCCGCTCGTGCTTCCGCTCGGTCATTGGAAATGTAAACCATATCCCGAGCCTCATTTTCCGCTTCGGGATAGCTTTCGATTATCTCTTCCTTTCGGCAACTCTCTTCGTATTCGCTGACCATTATAGGCCGGTTAGGCGCTCCCGTCGTAAACTCCTCGAACTGAACGCCTAAGGTTTCCGCCATTCGGCAATGCGCCACGCCAACGCCGTTTTTTTCCACCGCTAATTGGATGTTGAACTCGTCGAGCACCCGCTTGACCTTGAGCCAAAAAATATCAATCGGGTCATTATTCGCAATTTCGAAAATAACTTTTGCCTGCGCCACATCAGCAGGAGCGTCAATAACCGCAAAGCAATGCCGGTCGCCGTTCGCCGTCCCCTCCGCTCCGTCCACGCCCGCAAACAAAGTGCGCCCCTTTAGCTCCGCCAATTTAGCAGGCGGTATCAAGGCAATATTATCAAGAGGCACTTGCAAAGACGGGTCGCAAATAATATGCGAGAAAACCGAACGCCCCGTCTGTAAAAAACAGCTGACCTCATCTTCGGGGTATTCCTGAAAAAATAAACTTCCCTTGTCCCAAATTTTATAGCGTCGCCATTTAATTTGTCCCGGCAATAGCAAAAAACCGTGTTCGTTAAAAACACGGGAAATCAAAAGGTTTTCTTCGTCGGTATAAAGGTGAACAAAATCATCATCAGGGATAGCGAACATTTTTTGCACGCTCTCACTCAATCCCGCTTTTTCTTTTTCGGTCATATTCTGCACCGAATATTCCAAATCAATAAACCAAGGAATAAAAATGCAAGTGTAAGGCGAAAGTCCCGAACGAGCTTTTTGCCATAAAGTGTAAAACTCATCCCGTCCGTTTGGGGTAGTTTCTAAATCAATCTGTCCATATTCGCATGCTTCCGAAATACCGGCCAAGATTTTCTCGAGGTCATTATAAAAAGAGCACTCCGATAAATGCGCTCGGTGGATAGTATCGCCACGACCGAACGCCCGCTGTCCCGCCGTGCCGATAAAATAAGATGAGCCCCGCTTCGGAAATTTAAGCGCCGACTTGCTATCAATCGAAACAACCGGCTTGACCTCTAACCCGTCGATGTAGCCCTTGACCGCTTCAAACAAACGGGAGGTCGCTTCTCGTTCGTGCGAAATCACGACCGCATTGGTCGGCTTTTTTAAACAATCAATCAACTGGTCGGCGTCGATAATTTTTGACAGTCCTTTTTGCCTCGCCTTGAGCACAAGGTTGCGCCTAGTTTTTTTTTGCCAATAATAATCCTGCGCCGAATTAAGTTTAAATTTTACAAGCTCCCCTCGCTTATTCCGAAGCTTGAGCAATTTTTCGATAAGCAATCGGTTCTCCAAAATTGACATTTGTTTTTTGTTTTATTTTTTCAACCTCCCCCGCTTCCACTTCCACAACGAGCGTGTCATTTTCTTTTCTTTCCGCTTCGTCAAATAAATCTTCAAGCGTCCGCTCGCCCGGCACAACCTCGCTTGTAGATTTTGGTTTATACAAAGGATGTCGCCTGTCTAAATAATACCGAGCGCAAGAACTGTCCCGGTCAATCGTGATTGCGTGCCACAGCACATCCTCGGCGATATTTAATTTTTCTGCGTTTACGCCCTCAATCGCTTTTAAAAATTCGGGGTCATTCTTTTTCCAATCGTAAAATGTCTGTCTGCTAACCCCGACCTTTTGGCAAGAAGCTGTAATCACTCCCGCCGTCAATCTGAAATATTCCAAAAACATTTGCTTTCTTATTCTCGTGCGTTCTTCCTGAACTTCTTTATGCTCGACCACTTCCCCCGTTATCTCCACCCCTGCAATGGAATAATTTATTGCGAGTGTTTTGTCAGCTCTTGTCAAGCCCTCTTTTTTTTCATTTGCTAATGTTTCCATTTTTTTTTCTAAACTTGGCTGTCTATTATCTTCCCCTAAAAGAAAAGTCTAATAAAAAATAACCAGCAAAACAAAGAACCATACCAACCGTTCCGCTAGCAACTCTTACAATAAAATCAGTCATACATCATTCACCGCCTAAGCGGATTAGTTAATAAAGGCTTGGCAACTTTTCAAATTCATCCTCTGTCATTTCAACAAAATTTAATTTTATGGGGTATGCTTCTAAAATGTTTTGCTTTACTTCCTCTATAATTGACTCCATATAAAACTTTGGGTCATCCCACCTATAATAAGTTTTTGGGACATCGGTGTATTCATTTTTTACAACTAAAACTTTCATATATAGTTAATTATTTAATAATCCCCTCTTCGCTTAAAGATGATAGGCCGAGCCTTTCATTTATTATCTTAATATACTCTGGTTCTTTTTCAATAAGAATGTAGTTCCTGTTTAGATTTTTGCAAGCTACGCCAGTTGTTCCACTTCCTGCACAGTTATCTAAAACTAAATTTCCTTCGTTGGCGTAGGTCTTGATAAGATATTCAAATAAGGCTACTGGTTTTTGAGTGGGGTGGAGTCTTTTAGAATAGTGCAGTTCATTTTCTTGATAAGAGTGAATAAATACACTGCCAGGGTATCGTTGTCTTTCGTCTTTTTGTGATGTATATTCTTTTAAATCTCCATAAATAGTTCCCTTTTGTGCTTTTGTTTTATTTTTAATTCTATCCCGCATATTTTTCTTTTCTGCCTCGTATGTCTGTGGGTTATAAATTGTGTTTCCTTTTGAAAATATAAGTATATTCTCGTGCTGTTTTAATGGTCTTTTTTTTGCCTGATAAAAATCTTTTCCTGAAACTTTATCCCATATCCACTCATACTTAAACATCTTGATATTACTCATAACCAAAGCACTTGTAAAAGGTTGCGAGGCGGTAAGTACGATAGCTCCGTTATCTTTAATCACCCTCTTATACTGTTCCCACAAAGGCTCAAAAGGAATTATAGTGTCCCATTTACAGGCAGTCGTTCCGTAAGGTAAATCGCAAAGTATCATATCAATACTCTTATCAGGTATAGTCTTCATCACTTCTAAACAATCACCTTGTATTATTTGGTTTTTCATATTATTTTAGTCTTTTGTTAATAATTTCTACATATTCTGGTTCTTTTTCAATAAGAATGTAGTTTCTATTTAGATTTTGACAAGCTACACCAGTTGTTCCCGACCCCGCACAGTTATCAAGAACTAAATCTCCCTCGTTGGTGTAGGTTTTGATAAGGTATTCAAACAGGGCTACTGGCTTTTGGGTGGGGTGAGACTTATCTTTGTCTCTTGTAAAAGTAATTAAGTTTAGTGGGTATCTTGACCCATCACTGATAGTCTCAACTCCAATAGACTGATTACCATAAACTGTTGAACCGCCACCCTGTTTACATTTGTAAGGCTTAAACCCCGTTCGCATTTGTGGATAATAATTAGGTTGCTGTTTATAAAATACTAAAACTTCTTCCGTGGATTTTAACGGAGCTTTTTTTGAGTTGAGAAAGCCCGTTCCTTGTATTTTATCCCATATCCATTGGTACTTAAACATCTTAATATTACTCATCACTAAAGCACTGGTAAAAGGTTGAGATGCGGTTAAAACGATTGCTCCGTTGTCTTTTATAATTCTTTTATATTGCTCCCACAACGGCTCAAAGGGGATTATTGTATCCCATTTGCAAGCAGTAGTCCCATAGGGCAAATCTGCCAAAATCATATCGATACTTTTATCGGGTATATCTTTCATTACTTCTAAGCAATCTCCTAAATAAACTTTATTTAATTCCACATATTCTTATTACTTAATAATCCCATCTTCGCTATTCACTTCATAGATAAGTTTGTTTCCGCCAAAATTACAGCGGAGGATGTATCACGGGGTTATAGTCAATTCTTTTCCTCGCTTTCGTGGAGGCGTGGCTTCTATCGCTCGTATCTATTTTGACAATATCTCCCCCCCATTTTTTTTGTAATAATTTTAGCTGGGTTTCTTCGACTTCGAAGTTTCTTTGCACCGCACATCCGCCCGCCTGTTCCGATTGCTTCCCGAGGTAATAAAATTTATTGACCCGCAAAACTTTGCGATAGCGATTGAGCTGTTGGAGGGTCATATCGTAATCCTCTTTAAGGTAAAGCCGTTCGTCATATTCGAGCTCGTTGCCTTTAAGGAAACATTGAAATGGGCCACCGATGTAAGAGCCAAGAGAAAATGGCGCATATTCTCGATAGTTCTGTTTATCAAAGGCAAGATTGACCCCCCAAAATTTCGCTCCCAATTCCTGCGCCACGAGCGAGTATTTTTCAATCATCGGCATAACTTCCCGAGTGGGCAATTTATGCCGTTCGTTCCCCTCGAAATATCCCAAGGTGTTTAAGTCGTCATCAAGCAAAAGGACGACATCCGCCCCCGCTTCAAATTCTTTTTTCAAAATCCAGTTCCTAATCCTGCATAGGTTGCCCTGCCTATCATCCGGCGCGGAAATAATGTTTTTTTCAAAGCCCGGGTTGGCCTTAATGTAATCGGGATATTCCTTTTCGGCTACATAACATCGGCACATTGGCAAATATTCAAAGGTCTTAACCTTTGGCCGGCGGTAAGAGGGGCAACAAATTGAAATTTGCATAGTTTTAGATTTGTTTTTTATTTTTTTCTTCCGCTTTCACGCCCTCGACCTCCGAAGCAAAGGCTTGTATTTTTTTAATAGCGTCAACTCCTCGAACCACTCGACCCGTCCCCGAGCAAACAAACCCCTCCCGAGAATGGAGAGCCTGCACTGCCTTTAAATCCAACAAAGAGGAAATCTGCAAGTAATCAATCTCATTGTCAAAATACAAAACGACAAAATTATGCTTTTCCAAAAGTTCCTGCGTGAACTCGACTTCCGGCACAATTTTTTCCCCGACGATTTTTTTTCTTAAATCTTTTTCGCTGAACCCCGCTTCCAATAAAATGCTCTCATCGAAAGAGCCGATTTTTGCCCAATCCCAGTCGCCGACATTTTTGTTGCTTCTGATAAGGTATTCTTCGGCCTCGGCAATCGTGAGTTCCCGGTCTGGTATTCTGACATCAATTTCAGTTTCCCCCTCGCCTAACTCAATCATCGTGCGAGCCCTTTGGTGGCCGGCAAGAATAACTCCCGAGGCATTTATAACCGGTATTTCGACAAGGCCAAATTTTTCGATTGACTTTTTTAAATCCTCATTCGCTTTTGGCGTCATTATGCGGGGATTTGCTTCGAACGGCACAAGGTCTTTGACTTTGCGCTTTTCCGTGCGCCAAACGATTTTTTGCTGATTTTTCATAAAATTATTATTTTTCGTTAAAAAATGAGCCTCTACAATGAGCCCAGCGAGAGCGATTTGCCTTTCCCGATAAATCTATCACGCCAACCCAAGAACCAACGCCCCGCCCCCCGCTCCGTTCGCCAAGGGAGCTTTTAGAAGTCCAAAGTCCCTTGCTTTTCATAAAAAATAAGTTGTTGATTTTTTTTGATAATCGGCAACAACTTCGTGCGAATATCACACGCCCGGCAATATCTGTCAACCCTGATTGAGCCGTCGATTTTTTCAAGTTTCAAATAAATCCGGCAAGAGGGCACGAGCCCGTCAACTGTTTCATATCGTGCCTGCGCCCGAGTAATCAATTTTTCTTGGCACAGCATTTCAATGGCCTCTTTTGCGTTCTGCATAAAAATATTATATCACATTATAATTTGTTTGTTAAGGCCATTTTCCAAGCTCCGCCCTCTTGAAAATAGCGGATGTCATATCCTTTTCCGTCCGAAGCAGGAAGCCATTTTTTTATCTTCCCGTTGTAGTGGTCGCACTGCACCGAAAAATCACAAAAGCAATCCAGTCCGTCCGTTCTTAAATCATTGACCATTAAAACATCAACGCCGAGCATTTTGCCGTCCACGCTCCGAAATTCCCGCCTATCAATAAATTTTTTTAAAAGATTGACCCGCCCAATCCAGCAATAAAATCCGCCCCCGCCAATCGGGACAATTCCGCTGTTCTGCATTTTAGGAATATCACGCCCGACGACCTCGCCCTGCTCGTCCTTAATCAAATTGCAAACTCCCGTGTGCCGAGTAAATCCCCGCCCGCACTCCACGCCCGAAACATAGGCAATGCGCTCGTTCGTTTGCATAGTAGCCATTAAAGTCTTAAAAGCATTGCGTGGCGCTCTCGTGTCATCCTCGACCATAAACAAAAAAGGCGTCCCGCCCATTTTTTCGGCGCATTGGTTGACAATTACTTTAATCCAGCGGGCAATGCGCAATCCCCGAGCGTCGAAATCCTTGCTGTCGGCCAAATTTTTTTCGCCTGAAACAAAAAAACGAACCGACAAAAACCCGCTCGCCCTTTTCATTGCCAACTTTTTAACTTTTAAAATCAATGCCTCATCGTTCGTGTCTATCAAGACCAGCCAATGCTTTTTTTTAGGCATACCAAGAAGAGGAATTTGCGCGAAATACTCTTCCAAAACCTCATCTCTTGAAATCAAGGAAATGAAAGTTAGGTCGGCCTGTTTCGTTTCCAATCCGTATTTTTTTTGTAAAACCTCAAGCGACTTTTTCTTTTTTTCAGCTACCCCGTAATTGTTCCAAACGCTCTGCGAGTT